AGCTTGTTGATCCTTGTGTGGAGCTGTACGAAAAAATCATAGCTGCTGTTGAGCGGTATAAACAGACAAGCCGTTGGAAAGAGAACAACGGGGCTTATATTCCATACCCTGAAACATTCTTGCAGGACAGGCGTTGGGAAGATGAGATACGTGTTACAGAGCAGAAAAAAGAATGGGCATGGTGAGGTGATTTGAATGCTTGATATAGGCGATATAGAGGCTGCGTTTGTGGTATGGCGAGCAGCTGGCTTAACTCCACCACCGATGAATGATGTGCAGCGGGAAAACTTTATGGCTAAAACGTTGGAACAATACAAGTATACACAGGTCAATGATTGGGCGGAAGCTGTTGAGTGGGTGGCTAATAACAATACGCGCTGGGCAACGTGGTTCGACATCAATACAGCGCTGTCTATAGTCCGGCAGAATAAAATCGGCGCAGAGAAGAAAGCTATTGAGCGTAATTCTAAAGCGGCAAATGAGTTTGTTAAAAAGTTGTTTGCTGATCTTGCTGCCGGTAAAACATTTGGCGAACTACGGCAGTCAATAAGCGAGAAAGTTAGAGCTGCAGCAAAGAGGATTTTTCCTGACGCCGATGATAGCTTTATAAAGCGTAATTACAACGATATCAGCTTTATCGCAGACGTTGAACGAAAATGCGCTGAATGTATTAACACTGTTGATTGCCCATACAGCGGACATCAACCGTTTTTGAGAGTAGACAAAGAAAGCGGATTTACTTATGTGGTAGCTGATCGTGAACGGTGTTATAAATATCATCCGTTAGTGCCTGATGTAGTACCAAAACGGTCAACCCGTCGTCAAGGTGAATTAGCTAAAGTTTAAAGGAGCGGTAACTATGAAAATAAGTGCAGAAAAATTACAGGAGATTATAAAAAGTCACGGTAGATGGTTGCGAAACGAAGAAGGAGGGGAACGTGCAAACCTCCGCGATGCATACCTCAGCGGTGCAAACCTCCGCGGTGCAGACCTCCGCGATGCAGACCTCAGCGATGCATACCTCCGCGATGCAAACCTCCGCGGTGCAGACCTCCGCGGTGCAAACCTCCGCGGTGCAAACCTCCGCGATGCATACCTCAGCGGTGCATACCTCAGCGGTGCAAACCTCCGCGGTGCAGACCTCCGCGATGCAGACCTCAGCGATGCATACCTCCGCGATGCAAACCTCAGCGATGCAAACCTCCGCGGTGCAGACCTAGACAAAACATATTATCAAGTTGTTAGAATTGGCAGTCGCCGAGGAACAACTACTTATTGCGTAGATGACGATAATGTCCTGTGCGGATGCTGGAATAACTACAAAGGTGGTACGCTAGAAGAATTTAAAACTCGTGTAGAGAGTGTATACGGACGTGAAGGTAATAATCCTAACGAGCAATATTACGATGAGTATATGGCGGCAATCACATTCTTTGCGGCAATGAAGGAGATGAAATAATGAAAATTAAAGCAACAACACCATGTTATAAATTCAGGGACGCAACGCCGGAAGAACAGATTGCAAAAATCAAAGAAGAATTGGCTGAGGTAGAAGCTGCTTACACAGAGTTTAAAAAAAGTGCCGACAGAAGATAAGCTGGTAGCGTTGATGACGGAGATTATCGACGTTAAGGCTTGCTGTAACACGTTTGTTTACCAGCTGCGGAAGAATCATGCTTTGGCGTTTTTGGCTTATGCCAAAGCTAAGCGAGAAGTCATAAATAAAAATTTTGCAAGAGGGTACTACTCTACGCCAGAAGATATTGACAAGCTGAACACTAATAAGTCAGAACCATTTTGAGGTGAGATTATGAATTGCGATATATGCCATAAGGATACAACGGCGGGTAGTCACGTAAACAGAGGTCGATATTTTGAGGTGCATATTTGCCCGAGCTGCTTGATGTGGTCCGATGATACACGGGCCGTGAAGGCACGGGAGATAATTAAAAACTTCAAGAATTTGAGATTTTTGGAAGATATTAGTATAAGTCATGAAGGGACTGAAGCACAATGACTAAGCGTGAAACAGTATACACATTATTATTTATCTTTGCTGCAGGTTTCCTATGGCAGCTCGGTTGTGCTTTAGCTGAGGTTTTTGTAGAGTGGCAGATCTGGCGATAAGTTAAAACGGCCGCGCATACTAACTATATACAAGCATAAAGGGAAGTATACCCCTGCGGAGGTGATTAGACCGCAGGGGGCGGCCTTTTAATATAAGCAGTTGATGAGATTGAGAGGACGATAAGACGATATGAATAAATTTAAGAAATACTGTCCCAATGTATGGGTGGCAGAATGCGAAGAAGAGTATAAAAAAGGTGACATTATTCGGATTGAGACGAAATACGGAAAAGAAGTTGAATGCGAAGTTTATAACTTGGTGTTACAAAAAGATGATAAATATTTTTATTCTATTATCCGAACTGATGAGCAAAGTTACGCAGAACGCAAGGCGGAAAGATACAACAACGCTGCCCTAAAAAATCAAGTGAAAAGCAATGATAAGTGGAGAGCGGCGGAGGAAGGTAAAGACTTTCTTGTTTTAGGCGAACCGATTAAGGTTGGGCATCACAGTGAAAAACGTCATCGTGCCTTAATTGAAAGGAACTGGAAACGGTGTGAAAAGGCTGTAGAACTTGCAGATAAGGCAGCTGAACAAAAGAGCAAAGCTGAGTACTGGGAAACCAAATCAAAAGAAATAACGTTAGCAATGCCCGAAAGCCTAGAGTATTTCTCAGCTAGACTTGAAAAAGCTGTTGAATATCATAAAGGATTGAAAGACGGAAGTATACCAAGAAGCCATTCATACTCCTTGGCTTATGCCAATAAAGATGTTAAAGAGCTAAAAATAAAAGTTGAAATAGCCAAAAAGTTGTGGGGATAAAAAAGGACGGTGAGATGTATGCACTACATTTTTAAATTAGATCCTAAAAAACCGCCATCACCGCCACCGGAAAGGAGTTCTATAGATTTGAGAGAGGATTTATCAGAAAAAAATACAGATGCCATAGAAGCGGCTATTATCATAAGAAATTATTGCGCTGGAAGAACCTGCGAAAAATGTTGCTTTGGTGATGTGAATAATAAGTATTGCGTTTTTACACAGCGAATTATTCCGAGTGAATGGAATTTAGGCTTTGCAGCAATGAAAAAAAGACAGGACGGTGATAATAATGTTAAGTAAATATATACAATATTTTTTAGATGAAAATGATTTAGCGGCAAATGAACCATTTACTATTGTAATTAAAGATACAAATGAAAAAGTATATGAAGAAACTTTTTATATTAACGCAAATGCAACAGATACAACCAACATTTTAATGCGTAGTGATAACAAAGGAGTTTATATTTCTGCTTTAGTGGCTTTATTAAGCGGAATGTGTTTGCCAAAGAAAGAGCCGTGGCAACCTGAAATCGGCGACGTATATTTTTACGTTGCTGTTGGCGACAAAGGCGAAGGGATTATACATGCCGAAACATTGTTTGATAAAAACGACATAAAATTTTTACTTTTAAAAAAAGCAAAAAAATACTATAGAACATATTTGGAAGCGAAAAAACATTTAAAAACGGACTATGAGGATTTAAAGGGAGAATAAAAATGAAAAAATATGAATCAATTAATTGAGATAAAGGACGACATAACCAATGGTTAGATACAGGCGTTGTACCTGCTGTAAAAAGATAAAACGTATAGTCAGCGGCTTTGAAATACCATGTATACATAAAAGCTTTGAGCTTTGTGAGGAATGCAACAAAAAAGTAATGGAAAACCTTAGAAAGACGGTGAAGAAAAATGACTAAAGAAGAACTAATGAACGCTATATCGGGTTTACCTGCTGAAACACAAGTTTACAAAATTGACGACTATACAGACCTTGACCTCTTAAAAAGATGTAGTTTGTCGAGTGTCATAGTCGTTAATGAGCCTGACAATAAGACTATTATTTATTTGAGGTGAAGAAAAATGCGTGAAATAGTATTTAGAGGAAAAGATATTAATAATAAAGGCTGGGTATATGGGGCACTGGTACAACAGCAGGACGACCCTTTAAGAGAAAAGACGCTTATTATTAGTTATTCAAATTATCAATACGGTGATTTTTCAGAAGCTGTTATACATGAAGTTGACCCTGAAACAGTCGGACAATATACAGGCTTTGTCGATAAAAACGGTAAGAAAATATTTGAGGGCGATATCGTCTGTATGGACGATTGGATACCACCATGTATGCAGGTAGCTTATGCAAAGGGAGCTTTCTACTTAGCGGAAATTGAAAAACCAGTTAAATATTATGGTGACATTTATTATTTAAACCATGGTGGGAAACCTTATGCAAAAGTTATCGGCAATATCTATGATGATTTGAGCTATTAAAGGAGCGGTGAATAAAAATGGAAGAAGAACAATGCCCTTGTGATGATTGTGACGCTACCTGTGATTACTGGGACAGTAAATACTGCTGTACATATTGTCGTTGGCAGTATGGAGACATTGAACCTGACTGTGAGAATTGTGACCCGATGGATATTTGAGAGGACGGTGAATAGATAATGAGATTAATAGATGCAGACGCCCTGCGTCGGCGGAAAGAGTTGCGCTTCGGCTTAATGGCAGCAATCACTACTATTCAATTTTTAATAGACGAAGCCCCTACAGTAGAGGAACGTAAGCAAGGACGTTGGAAAAATGGCTGCTGTACCGTATGTGGTGAATCTGCTGCAACCGATGGACACTTTGACTTTATAGCCGAGGAAGAACAGAAATATTGCTGGAATTGCGGGGCTATCATGGACGGTGAACCCGAATGAACATACTAAAGTTAGAAAGATCAATAGCTTTATTAAAACCAATCGTTTGGAAAATGCCTATGAATAAGAAAAGAGAGGCTTATATAACTTTATTGACAGCTGCTCAAAAGCAACTACCACAAGAAGTAAATTTGGTAGTCGAAGAGCATTTTATACCAAACTGTCCTTTTCCACAACAAATACCTAAAGGCTGGGCATGTCCTGTATGCGGATGTGAGGTAGATGATGATGCTCGTTACTGTAAGTTCTGCGGCCAAGCTATATGTGATGATTGAAAGGTGTTGAGGATATGAGTAGGAGCAGAGAATTATTTCATTTTTGTGCGGCTATGGATGTTGAAAGTATTAAGCGACAGGGGCTTACGCTTGGAATGTGTCCTGTAGATACAATGCGTGGAATTAGAATGATTAAAAAATGCCAGTGGCTAACAGTAAATTCTGATCCATCAAAACAGACGTGGGCAACAAGCCATGGGCTTAATTATAGCCGAACAGCTTATAGGCTACGCATAATAATTCCAGGAAAACGTTTACGTAATTTGGTTGCGGCGGGAGAATTCGTAAAAGCGCTGCCGATAGAAGCGCGTTATTTTGTGGAAGATTGGCCAGGGTCAGAAGATTGGTACATCTATAGGGGAGAGATTCTTCCGCAGTGGATAAAAGAAATCGAAAAGATGGAGGAGCATATAAAGAATGATTGATGTAGGAGAGAATTTAGCATTATTAATTTATTTCGCAATTATGTGTGGTTTTTGTGCATATTGCTTTGGTCGGAGGTAGAATGAATAAATATCATGCTGTATATAAATGTGCGCTCTGTGAGACACTTTTACTATATGGAGATTCCCACGACGTCCCATATGATGCGTTGCCTGTTCTTATAGGTAAAGTTATCAAAAACCAACAGTTTGCAGGAAATCCATATTTGTATGAAGCTTCCATGCAGATACCGCACAAGTGTAAAGATGGAAATTGTGGTATAGCATACTTTGCGGGTTTTAGAAAACAGGAGTGTGACAAACAATGAATGACAAAGCCTACTGTATCCGCAGTAACAAATTTATTGATAAACCATGTACTAACACTGACTGCGATCGACACGAGGAAAATGTACCACTTATAGATGATGATGGTAACCATAGAGAGTGGGCTAGATTTGATGAATGTAAAGAGTATAGGTGCGCTGAAGGAGCGTGATTAGAGAGGCACATAAGTGTAAGGGCTGCGTGTGGAGCTGTCAAGTAAGCGAGAATAAAGTTTACTGTCGTAGGGTAAATTGTGTAAAAGAAAAGCGATTCCGGAGCGTGATCGGTATGTTAGGGCAGGTGCAGCATGGTCATCATCTGAGTGAAGCTGAAAGTGCTGCGATAGACGTTGCTGCAGATGTTTTACGGGCAGAGGGGTGATGCGATGCCTAAGACGGATGAAATAAAGCAAAGGTTAAAAAGTGCATGGGTCTGGCAGAAGCAGCTTGAAGCGGATTTACAAATGCTGCAGGATCTAAGAGATTTGGCAGAGCAGATAACTCCAGTCTATAGCTTGGCGCCTGGGGGCGGTTGCAACAATGACAAATTAGGCGGTACGGTTGCGAAGATGGCTGACGTGGAAATGTCTGTTCAAAACGATATTAAGCAGCTTACAGAGGCATTAGCGGCAACGAGAGAGCTAATTAAAATGCTTGATGATGAGAAGTTGCAGCTTATATTGTTCAAACGTTACTTGAATTACCAGCGTTGGGAAGTTATTGCTGCGGATTTGGGATATTCGTGGCAGTATATACACAAAATGCATTCTAAGGCGCTGCAAAAATTAAAAGAGGAGATAGAATGCGAGTATTGACCTGTGTTATAATGTATGTGTAGAAATTGACAAAAGCCCACTAACTTTAATGTGTTGGTGGGCTTTTGTGGTATAATAAAACCATCTAAAAATGGATGGTGATAGGTAAAAATGAACAATGATCTAGCAAATGAGTTGATGGATGAAAGCAGTAGTTTTTTTGTCTCAATACACGATTTTATTAGAGAATCTACAAGTAGCTTTAATAAAACTAATAATAAATCAACAATTGAAAAAGATGTTACTATAAAATATATGGTTGAGTGGTTAAAAATTTTAGATAGTATAGCAATTTTGTTTTATCAGGGAAGAGTTGATAGTGCACAAGTTTTAACGAGAACTTTGTTTGAAATAACATTGCAATTATGTTATTTAACCAAGGATAAGAAGTATGTGAGAGATAAAGCTGGATACATTATTGTGGTAGCTGATATAAAAAAATATAAGTATAATAAAGTTTTGATTGAAAATAAAGAAAAATATGAACTTGATATACAAGAGGAAAAAATAAAAAATGAAGAAATAATAACCAATCTTAGAAATAGTAATATTTTAGAGATAAGAGAAGCATTTGAATTTATTGAAAATAAAATATTGTTAAGAAACAAGAATATAAAAGAATGGTATGAGATATATTCTAGTAGACCTAATATGATTTATATAGGAAGCAATAGGCAGTTGTGTAAAGCTATTGAATTTTATGATGGCGAAAAAGAAAAAGAAATGCTTGTATATGATCTTGTATATGATATATTATCTCAACAAGCGCATGGTGTCACGGCTATTGATAGTTTTCGTATTATAGATGGAGAACAAAGGTTTCGTAAATATGATTGCTTATCAAATGGAGTCTGGCAGATTAATTCAATATATAAAATGCTATTAAAAATAGTTGGAACATTGAAGAGCACTTTTGATGAAGAGTTTTATATTGACAGAGAATTATTGGTCAAGTACAACGAAGAAATGCGAAGAATAAAGGAAAAATGGACTAAAGCGTTTAAAAGCAGTTAAGATTAAGCACTCACATCCGTGAGTGCTTTTTTATTTACAAAGTTTGCAAAGGTGGTGAGGAGAGATGACAAGAGGAAGACCTAAGAAGTTTGATAACGTAACTGAAATGCAGAGAAAGATAGATGCATATTTTGAAAGCAGAGATAAAGACAATCTTGGATACACTATTACTGGGTTAGCATTAGGTTTGGGGATGACAAGAGAAACTCTTTTGCAGTATGAAAAAGAAAGTGAATTTTCTGACGCTATAAAAAAAGCGAAAACGAAAATAGAAGAATCGCTTGAACAGAGGCTGCTTGACGGAAAGAATGTTGTAGGCGTCATTTTTAATTTAAAAAATAACTTTGGGTGGAAAGATCAGCAGCAAGTAGAACATTCCGGAAAAGTAGATATAGTAACAGTGCTTAAGAAAGCCCAGGGACGCGTTGAGGGTGGTAAATCATGATAGAAAAAGAATTAATCGAATTTATTGCACAGTTTGAATATGACCCGGCGGGATTTGTGAAAGCCATGTATCCATGGGGAGAAGGAGAACTGGAGAATAAATGGCCGCAAAAATGGCAGCTTGAGCTTATGGAAGAGCTTGCAACCAGTATGAGGGATGACCCGTGCAGGCTTATCCGAAATGCAATATCATCAGGACACGGGATTGGTAAGAGCGCTGTAGTAGCGTGGCTCATTGAATGGGCTATGTATACCCGGGCAGATACAAGGGTAGTTGTCACAGCAAATACGGACACGCAGCTGCGGACTAAAACATGGCCAGAGCTTGGCAAGTGGCACAGGCTTAATATAGCGAGTGAGATGTTTGTATATACTGCAACGTCTATGTATAGCGTAGTAGAAGGTCACGATAAAAACTGGCGCGCAGACGCTATCCCGTGGAGCAAGAGTAATCCCGCAGCATTTGCAGGCTTGCATAATCAGGGTAATCGAATACTGCTTATTTTTGATGAGGCGTCTGAAATAGAAGACGTTATCTGGGAAGTTGCTGAGGGCGCGATGACAGATTCGGACACTGAGCTTTTGTGGCTGGTTTTTGGCAATCCTACTAAGAACATAGGACGCTTCGCGGATTGTTTAGGCAAAGAGCGTCACCGTTGGCATACGCGGAAAATAGACAGCAGGACAGTAGAGATAACGAATAAGCAACTGCTCAATGAGTGGATTGAGACATACGGCCTTGAGAGCGACTTCGTTAAAGTTCGTATCTTGGGTGAGCCGCCGAGTTCGAGCGAGCTGCAGTTTATTGGACGCAATGTAATAGAAGCTGCGCAGTCAAGAAGCATTACGGGCAAAGACGTAGAGTTTGCACCTGCTATTATCGGCGTTGACCCAGCTTGGGGCGGTAAGGATGCAGCAGTTATCTATCTGCGTAAGGGGAATCTCAGCAAGCTGCTTTACGAAGAGCCGAAGAGTGACGATAATTTTGCTTTTGCTGAAAAGGTAGCTCTGTTTGAAGATAAGTATAAAGCTCAGCAGGTCAACATAGATTTTGGTTACGGTCAGGGCATTTATTCTGCTGGTAAATACATGGGGCGTAATTGGCACTTAGTAAATTCTTCTGCCACTGCTAGTAAAACTCAATATGCTAATAAACGCATGGAAATGTGGGACAGAATGAAGCAATGGCTTATTAACGGTGGCTGTTTGGATGAACTGGACAGAGAGATTGCTGCAGAGCTTATGATGCCTGAAGCATATGTCAATGACCGTGGGCAATTACAACTCCAGCGTAAAAGAGATATGCCATTTAGCCCTAACAGAGCGGATGCCTTGGCGCTGACGTTTGGACGTGAGATGAAAGTTAGTACGCCGGCGCTTGACCTGCTGAAAAGGAGCAGGCAGCAAGGCAGTGCAAGAAATTATAATCCGCTGGCAAAGCTTTAAAAGGAGGTGAGGGCAATGAGTGGATTAACAAATAAGTTGTTTGGTACACCTGCAACTGAGGTTTCTAAGGTAGCGGCAGCGGCTACAGATGTAAGCGGCAGGACGGACGGGACAAGCGCACTTGACCAGCAGCGCAAAAACAAGAAGAAATTTAACTTCGCAGCAACACAGGGCAGCGTGACCAGCGGCGAAACATTCGGGGTGTAAGCGATGAAAACAGATGTAATGAAACTTGAAGAAGCAAAACGCATACACGACGAACTGTTCAACGCTAAGGATTACCAGAACTGTCTTGTAATGTGGCGCCGTATCCAGCAGTATCAAATACCTTTTTTAGGTGAGCTGGACGGACGGGATAAGATGATAAAGCGTGATGCAGGGATTATCGACGGGACAGCGTGGAGAGCAGCGCAGATATTTGCCGGTGGTATGACGAACGGATCTGTTCCCCAAACTGTGGAATGGTTTGATCTGCAGTCACGCTTCGCAGAGGATGACCAGACCCTGAAAGCTATTTTGCAGGACCAAAGGGATACGATTAATAAAGCGCTTAACGCTAGCAATTTCTATTCATCGATTTACAGCGCTAATCTTGAGCTTTCTTTTGGGCAGTCTCCGCGCGGGAGTTTCTTTATTCCGGAGCGAGGTATGGTGTTTGAAAATTATTCTATTGGCTCATACGCTTACGCACTAGATCCGTGGCAGGAAGTAACGCATTTTGCAGTCAAAAAGGAAATGAGCTTATCTAAGATAGTAAGTAAGTTTGGGCTTGAAGCGCTGCCTGAAAAGCAACAGCAGGAGTACAAGGACGGCAAAAACAGCGGCCGCCTTATGAAAGTCTACTGGCTTATGACTAAGAATCCTGCTTATGACAATAAGGCGTTAGGACCAAAGGGAAAACGCTATGTGTCGCTTTATTGGCTGGACTGCAGCGATAAGGAATTTATCCATGTAGGAGGCTTTGAAACCTGTCCGATTACAATAATGCGTTATCTTGCTATTCCTAATAGCGATTATGGCATTGGTCCCGGCTGGTTTGCAGACAGCGACAACAGGGTGATGTTTGACTTACTTAAAGCTGCAGCAGGAAATATGGAGCTGTTTTATAATCCGGCACTGCAGGTTCCTACAGGTACTGACACAGATTACAGGCCTGGTGCTATAACAGATGTAGATATGCAGCTTGGTAAAGTCCAGTCGCTGTTTGACATAGCGCCGGTGTTCGACAAAGTGTATGAGCAGGCGGCAATAAGGGAAGATAAAATCAACGCAGCCTATAATACGAATCTGTTTGCGATGCTTGAACAGCAGAAGTTTGATAATACAGGTCGTACAGCTTACGAATGGAGTTTGAGGCAGCAGGAGAAGATGCAGCAGCTCACACCGGTAGTTACACGTATTAACACAGAGGTACTGAGCCGTGATATAAAACGGGTCTATGGTATTTATACGCAAAACGGTGTTTTTGAAATGCCGCCTGAATACGACGGTATGGAGCTGGAAATCGAATATGTATCACCGCTGGCAAAACTGCAGAGGATGAGCGGAGTACAAGATTATGAGTCAGCGCTGGCAGCAATAGGCCAGACGGCGCAACTTAAGCCTGGCGTAGTGAATATGCTTAATGAAAGTGTGTTCCTGCGTAAGTGGATAGATGATTTGGGCGTGAAGAGTGAGATACTCTACACGGACGAGGAATACGCTGAAATTCAGCAGCAGCAGGCTAAGGCAGCCCAACAGCAGGAACAGATGCAGGAAGATATGGCGGTAGCGCAGGCGTTACCTAATGTCACACAGGCAGCGGCCAATCTTCAGGAGATGGCAGACAACGGCAGCGTAGCACCGTTGGATAATTTACTCAGCAGTTTGCGGGGTGGCGTATGATACCGACAAGAAATGTAGCAAAGATGAAAGAGCTGGATAAAAAGGAAGCCTGTAATGACTTTTTAAAAGCGCAGGCCAGAGTAAAAGACAAAGAAGCTTATGAGTTTCTGCTCAGTGATGAACGGGGCAGATGGTTTTTAACTAAGCTTATGGTATCAAATTATTATTATGCCTCTACCTTTACCGGTAACGCTGATACCTACCGAAAAGAAGGCGCAAGGAAAGCGGTGCTTGTGGTAACGGATGAGATACGCAAAATGGGAGAAGATGGAGTACTGCAGCTTCTTAGAGCTGAGGGAGAACGCTTCGCCTGGATACGCGAACAAGAAGCAAATTTTGAAAGGAGTTACAAAGATGGAAGAAGTAAATGACCTCAACAATAACATGAATGAGGAACAGCCGGCAGAACCTGTACAGGAACAGCAGAAGGAAACAGAGCCAGCACTGGAGATTGAAAAAGAGCCGGAGCAAGAACCTGCGTCTGAACAGGGGAAGCAACCTGAAAAGGCGGACGATAAGCCTGACCAAACAGTTGATGAGACTTTTGTAAAGTCTGAAATTATTGAGCGGTTAGGTGATTTGGCGACGCCGGAGATTGTGGCAGAGTGTACAAAAGAATTGAATGCTATCGGGATCACCGATCCGGAGATGGCAAAAAAAGCTCTCGATTATGTATGTAATGCGAGGGCTAATTTTATGACTGCCAATACCGAAGAAGCATTAAAACATTTCGGAGCCACGTTTGATAACGTAACGCCGGAATACCAAAAAGCAATCAGTGAGGCCAATGTGACTATGAATGCATTGGAGAGTAAAATCCCCGGCTTAAAGCAGGTCATCGATATGGCAGGCATTCAAGGCAATATTAAAATTATTCAGCTCATGCAGGCGCTGCATCCTCTTGTAGGAGAGGACGGTAACCTTATGAGCGGTGGCACTGGAGCTAGTAAAGCGGCTCCCAGTCTGGCCGACATTATGTTCGGCGACTTAAATAAAAAGGAGTGACTTAAATGGCAGAAGTAGTAGAAAAACTCAATCCAACAATTCATGACGTGATGGCGGTGCTGTCCCCTGATGGGCAGCTGAAAGAAAACGCTATCGTAAATCTTTTGGCTGAGACCAATGAGATTTTGGAAGATTCTGTAGTAGTAGAAGCTAACAACGGCGATAGCAACAAAGAAGTAATCAGTACCTCTCTACCCGGTGAAGCACTGCGCTATTACAATGACGTAATTAAACCGGAGCCTGGCAGCTTTGCTGCGATGACTGATTTCAGTGCGATGTTCTACCGTCCTGTAGTTATCGATAAGGCACTGTACGAGTTGAATGGAATGCGTAACCGGTTCCTGCTGGCACAATCCCGGCCGCAAATCGAAGCAATCAATCAGGCTATGGCCCGCAGCATGATTTATGGCGGTACTGCTGACGGTAAAGACCGTATGCTGGGACTGGCAGAACGTTATAGCACACTGACCCGTAAGACTGACGGAATCCTGCCGGAAACTTCGGAATATGTATTAGATGCAGGTGGTACAAGTGCTAATCTTACTTCTATCTGGTTCGTGGTATGGAGCTATGATAACGGCGTATATACTTTCTATCCCAAAGGATCTAAGGCAGGTCTGCAGCAGGGTGCCGTTGTTGAGGACGATACTATGGCAGTAGGTGCTGGTTATATGCCGGGCATCAAGACTTCTTTCAGCTGGGCTTCCGGCTTAGTTGTAAAAGATCTGCGTCAGGTAGTACGTATCTGCAATATTGACATTAACACAATTGAAAGCGGCAAACTTATCAACTTGATGATCGAAGCTTCTGAGCGTCTGCATAATACCAGCACTGGCCGTCCGGCGATCTATATGAATCGCAAAGTAAGAACCAAGCTGCGTCAGGATATTGTGTCTAATCGTCAGCTCGGAGCGATGTTTGATTATTCCACTGCCAAGCCGCGTTTGGAAGGTATCGAAGGTCGCAAGCTAATGACCTTTGATGAAATGCCTATCCGTCGTGTAGATCAGATCCACATGAACGAAGCGCGTGTTATTTAATATAGGCCGCATTATGCGGCCTTAACTTTGAAATTTATTATACGAGGAGTGATAGATTATGAAATATGATGTACAGGCAGCAAATGCAATCGCAGCTGATTATGCGGCAGGCGATTTGCCAAAGATTATTGATACTGGAGCCTCTTTCTCCAATACTATTTATCCTAATGCCCAATATGGAGTATCTCTTGATGGGTTGGCTACAGCTGACATAACTGTGACCGTCAGCGCAGGGAATACCGCAGAGGGCACAGATAAAAAAGAACTTTTTAAAGTTACGGTCAAAGAAGGAAGCCGGCTCGGTTACGCTCCTATTCCGACTATTCCGGGGCGTTACATCTTTGCCTCTGCAGCAGGCGAGTACAGCGGCAAGATTACAGCAGGCATCGTCTACGGCGTTGCTTCTCCTTTGGGGGTTGGTTTAAATGTCTAAATATGTATGCACGAAATACTGTCAGGCAAGAATCAACGGGCAGATCAAGAATTTCAAGCCGGGTGATATGTGCGAATTTGCAGCTAAGGATATTTTTCCGGATAACTGTTTTAGGTTAATTGCTGGAAGTAAAGTAACTATTTCCAAAAAAGAAGATCAATAAGAGTGAGCGGGGTAAGTCCCGCTCTTTCTTCCAAAGGCAGCAGAAATGCTGCTTCTGGAAGAGGGAGGTAATAATATGCAGTATTCGATAGTTGATATATGTAATTTAGCACTGGTACAGCTGAAAGTACGGCCTATAATCGGTTTGAAAGACGGAACAGAAGAAGCTAGGCAATGTGACAAGATGTTCCCGTTTGCGTTAAGTCAGCTGCTGGCAATGAGTAACTGGAGCTTTGCGAAGATCAGAAGAACAATAAGCAGACTGGATGTGAAGACTCTTGATAAGAGCTACTTGCCAAAGGAGAAGCTGAACTATTTCAAATATCCAAGTGATGCGGTACGGGTCAGGAGCGTTGTGCTTGACGGCAGAGTATTTGAATGGGATAAACCTGAAAATGATAACGGTTATGAGATAATGAGCGTCAAAATAAAAGCGCCGCAGGAAGATTTATTCGTACAAGTATTTGCAACTAAAGCAAAACATTTGGAGATTGAATATACCAGGTACATAGACAATCCGCAGTTTTGGCCGCCGCTGTTCACGGAAGCGCTAGTCCGTTATCTAGCCTATATGCTTTCTACTGTAGTCAGTGGATCTTCTGGAAGTGCGGAAACGCAGTATCAGCTGTTTCAGCTTGCCTATGCTAAAGCGTCAGCCGGCAATAATAATGAGCGCAAGCAGACGCTGCGGCCAGAGCCAAAGATTTTTAGGGGGTGCTGGTAGTGTATAGGGATTTGCTAAATAATTTTACTGGTGGGATAGCTTCTCCTGATGTGCTGGCCCGGCTTGATATGGATAAATATAGAACCTTCTTGAAAGATTGTGTAAATGGAACGGTAAAGCCTTATGGCAGCATTTATAAGCGGATGGGGACAACCAATAAAGGTACGACGACAAAGAATCATAAAGCAAGAATAATAGCATTCAGCCAGCCTATAACAGACTATATGTTGGAATTTACGGATTACTATTTAACAGTAAGATACAAAGGTGAAAAAGTCAGAGAACTTGAATCTCCTTTTTCAGAAGCAAACATAAAAAAGCTTAAGTTTATAAAGTCTGCAGATACGATGTTTCTGGTCTGCGGCGACTTACCTATTTATCAGCTGAAAAAGGACGGCGAAGAGTGGAGCTTTGAAGAATTGAATATCAAGATACCGCCATTTGGTGAATTGGTTGATAATACATCTTCGGTACAGAAATACACGGCTCCGGGCAATTATATTTTTAAAGCGAAAGAAACAGGCTTGCATACAGTGACTGTTGCTGGCGGTGGCGGTGGTGGCAGCGGTGTAGCCAGGAAAGCAAGTGATAAGCAAAGTTCGGGCGGTAATGGTGGACGTGGTGGTTTGCAAACTTTCGAGATTGAGTTAACCAAAGATGAATCTTTTGACATAATTGTTGGCGCAGGCGGCAAAGGCAGTCCTGTCCATTATGGAGCTGGCTATGGCAGCCCCGGCGGAGACGGCAGCGATTCAATTGCTTTTGGATACACGGCTAAAGGCGGCGGCGGAGCTACTGCGGCTTATTCGGCAGACCGTGGCGCAAAGAACGGCTCAGACGGTACAAGCTATGGCTATGGTGGCGAAGGTGGTGCCAAGGGAGTTGCTTATTCAGATGCAGCGTTAAATGGCAGCGACGGTTCGGACGGATGGGTAATAATCACATATAACTATGATGAGCAGACAGTACTTTATCCGAGCGGAACATCCGGGATCATAACGCTTACATCGAATCAGCCGTTTTTTGAAGAAAACATGGTTGGTGACAGTATAAAACTGTATCAGGAAATTGCGACTAAAACCGCTGTCAATTCTTCCGGTAGTGAAGGAACCGGATCAGCTTTGTTTGTTGGTGACAGTTGGAGCTTGCGGACTTCTGGTATATGGAGCGGTACTGTAACGCTGATGCGATCTAAAGATAATGTCGAATATATTGATTATGCGACATATGTCTCTAATAACGATGACTATAACGCCAGTGATAGTGGTTCGGTTGACCGCGAAGATGCTTATTATTTCAAAGTGAAGTTTGCTATTACCAGTGGTACATGTACTGTAACGCTTACTAGCTTCAGCTATACTGCAGAAGGAATAATCAAACTTACAGAGATAACAAGTGATACAGAGGCGATAGGCACGCTTATACGTTCACTCGGTTCTACGGACAGTATAGACGAGTTTGCATTGTCTGAATTTAGTTCAACGAAGAAATATCCTTCCTGCATAGAATTTTTTCAGGATCGTATGGTGCTGGCCAATACAGACAGCAAGCCGAATGGTCTTTGGTTGAGTAAAAGCAGTGATTATACTAATTTTGATGAGCAGATAGAAGATGGGACTTTGACCGATGACAGCGCTATTAATACAAGCGTTATAGCCCGAAATGATTATGCAATAAAAAATCTGATTACGTTTCAAGATCTGTGCATTTTCACAGGTGAAGATGAGCGCATTATTTCAGGCTCAAGCGTGGTAACTCCGGCGCAGATCAGTATCAATACCCAAACAGGTTGGGGCAGCAGTGAAGCTCATATTCCGTTCGTAGCGGATAATAGAGTTCTGTATATACAGAACAACGAAGCATATATCAGGGATTTTTCTTATAACTATGCTATGGATCGTTATGATGGAACAGAGCTGACTTTGATGGTTCATCATTTGCTGAACGGTAAAAAGATAGCTGATTACACCTATACTAAATATCCGGATAGTTTGATTTATCTCATCCTTGATGATGGTTCTATGCTTTGCTTGACTTATATGCTGCAGGAAAAAGTTTTCGGTTGGACGAGGTTTAGCACGCAGGGAAATTATATTGCAGTAGAGACGATAAAGGAAGATGATACAGACGTTATCTATTTCGTGGTTGAGCGTGACGGTACTTACTATATAGAGCGTCAGGAATTGGACCAATATACTGAAGATCCAGCCGATTATTGTATGCTGGACAATGCAGAGATATTTGAAAATAACGACGGCTCGAATATAGTTATTGAACGCTTTGCCGGTAAAACTGTATGGGTAATGACCAGCGGTGATATTTTCAACGTTAAAGAACAGGTCGTTGACAATGATGGAACGATAGAGATAGAGCCACCATTAAGCGGTGTGTACTCTAAAATAATTGTTGGGCTTGGGTATGAGTTTTCTATGACTATTCCTGAGACACATACAACGATTCAAAAAACAGGCAGCATAGTAGATCAATCACGGTGTTTGAATTCTACTGTAGTCCGTTATTATCTGAGTTATTCCGGTTATGCATACAGTAGAAGTAAAGATAGAGCTGTTCCTTTGATTAGTACATTGGATAACGGAGGGAAAAGCCAGCTTGACGAAAATTTCGGTATTAAACTGTTGAGCGGAACTCAGACAGTGACACTTGACCAGAACAGCGCGAGAGCAGATGAGCTGACGATATTCAGCGAAGAACCGTATCCATTGAGAATAATGTTCGTAGCGCGGGATGTGGATGTGAACATCAGATGATAAAGATAGAGCCTTATAGTGAAGATATGTATGAAGATGTGGTCAGGATATTTGCCAAATCCCGTGTGAATGACAGGTTGATTTTTGGCAAAGATACTGAAGCGGCAGTACAACTACATATTGAAAAATCATGTGAGATGAATGTGGTATACATTGATGAAGAACCAGTCGCCATATTTGGGCTAACAGACAGGTTGCCGATGGGCGCTTATAGATATCAAGCATATATAGTAGGTACTGACAAGCTGTTTGAATGCAAAAAAAGCTTTGTAAGCATTGGCAGAGAAAGGATAAAAGGCTGGCTTGAAAAATACTGTCGGCTTTATATTATGACTTGGCATTTTTATGAACAAAGCTTTACCATGACAAAAGCGTTCGGGTTCAAGTTAAAAATGAACCTTGGCGATTTTGATATTTATGTGAAGGAGAGTGTGTGATGGGGGCATTATTTGCGGTAGGATCAGGCCTGATGACTTATATGTCAGGTAGGCAGCAGGCAGCAGGCTATGATGCTCAGGCACAGATACAGGAACAGAATGCGGCTATAGTAGAACGTAACAGGCAGACGGCAGCTGACCAGGCGGCTCGGCAGCAACAGGAAGCTCGGCAGAGGTACAACCTGATACAGGGACAGAATACTGCAGCGCTTGCTGCAGGTGGTCTTGAATCCGGGAGCAGTTTAGGCGCAGCATTTGGCCGAGCAAATGCAAATGCTTTTGAAAGAGACTCTCGAACGATAAATGAAAACCTGGCAAACGTTGACCTTAACTATCGGCAGAATATATATAATGCGCAGGCGGCGGCAGCGAATTATAGGTCTGCGGCGAAGATAACAAGGAAAATGAGCTTGCTGGGAGGGATTATGACGACCGCACAGGGGCTTTACAGCTCTTCACTTGGAGGCAAAGCAAGTAAAGGCTCTGATAACTTTAGCCTTGATCCATATACTTTGACTAATGCAGGTCGTGGCAAGTCGATGACATTTGGATTTTATAACAATAAAAGGCAGGGCTTTTAGGAGGTGATAATGTGAGCGTAACAACTACGGCAACAAAAATAAGCTATGAGTTTAAACCTGATACCTCATATTCTCTGCCATTTGAATATCAGAGTGCAGATGACGTGAAGGTCAGCTATGAAGACGACAAGGGCAGCGAAGTGCTTTTGAATTATGGCACGGACTATACTGTAGAAAACCTTATTGTTACTGTGTCCGCAAGTTTACCTGAAGGTACTGTTTTAAACTTTTACCGTAATACGGATATAGTACAGCCAACAGTATTTCCGCCGCAGGTGCTGACACAGGCATATGAGACTGCGATAGATAGAAATACGATGTGTATTCAGGAAGTTAAAACAGATTTCGGCGAACTTCGTGAAGAGGTTGAAGACTTTGAGAAAAAAACAAATGAAGAGATTGACCGCTTCGAATCTGAGGTTACTACTGAAATTGAAAACTTTGAAAAAGAAACGACTGAAAGAATTGAAAAGTTTGAAGAAAATGCCGAGAAAGTAATCGAGCAGGCGCAGGCGAGCGCTGACGCAGCAAAGGAATCAGAGAAGAATGCAGCAGAAAGTGCAGAATCTGCAAAGAAAGATGCAGAGAAAGCAGAAGATGCAGCTGACCGTGCAGAAGATATTTTACTGCGTTTTGAGAGCGGAACTATAACAAAAGAGTTTACTGCGACAGATGACAGATGGACTGAAAGCAACGGCATGTGGCGTCTTACAATGGCAATGGGTAACAGCAGGCTTATAGGCGTTTACAAGGAAGTCAAGAAGCCTCAGTATGAAATGGTACTGACCGGCGTTTATATGGACGCTGAAAATGTGATTATCGAAGTGCCTGAAAGGTTTGCAGGCATCGTTATACTGGCATCGCTGACAAAAAAGACTGGTGATAAGGTCTATGTCAAAAACTTTACGGATGAAGATTTTGCAGAGGTTGGCAGTGATTTCGTACTAACCATATCCGCTGAGGAACACCAGGCAGGAAACAGTCCGGTCATTGTCAGCTTAACACAAATAATTGATGGCGTTAGTTATCCTTACTATGCTAATGCCGGAGTAGATAATAACGGTAACGTTGTTATAAATGTGAGCAAAGCGTTCACAGGGAAAATAATATTAGATGGAGGTTACTTAGAATGAGTGTAGAAAAAATTGTCACTGGAACTTTAGCAGAGAGAGACGCTAAGATCAATGCTAATTTTGAAGCGTTGGATACCGGCAAGCTCAGTAAGACCGAAACTGCAGCTGCTGCCGCTAAACTAACAACTTCTGCCGGCAGTACAACACAGCCTGTATATTTTGATGGTGGTGTTCCTAAAGCTTGTACTTATGGACTTAACAAAACAGTACCGGCTGATGCTGTATTTACGGATACTGTATATACACTGCCTACTGCATCTGCTAGTGTTCTCGGCGGCGTAAAAATAGGTTCTAACGTAAATATCGCTAGTGGTGTTATTTCAGTAAATGATGCGTCTACTACTGCAAAAGGTGTTGTGCAGTTATCAGACTCTTTGAATGATACTAGCGTGACATTTGCGGCATCTGCACACGTTGCTAATGTTTTATTCCAACAGGTGAATCTTAAAGCCCCGTTAGCTTCCCCTGCTTTGACAGGCACACCAACTGCGCCTACAGCGGCGGCATCTACCAATAATACACAGATTGCAACAACTGCTTTTGTGCAGTCGTTGGTTAATAGCAAGATAGCGGCGGCAGATGCAATGATTTACAAAGGAACTATAGGTACTGGCGGTACTGTTACAGAATTGCCAACTACTCATAGTACTGGTTGGACTTACAAGGTTATTACTGCTGGAACATACGCAGGACAAACTTGTGAGGTTGGAGATATGATTATTTGTCTGAATGACGGCACTGCGGCAGCAAATGCAGATTGGACTGTAATTCAGACTAATATTGATGGAGCAGTGGTAGGACCTGCTAGTGCTGTGTCAGGAAGAATTGCCACATTTGATGGCGCTACTGGTAAGGCTATCAAAGACAGTGGATTTACTATTGCTACATCTGTTCCAGCTAACGCTAAATTTACAGACACGACTTATAATCCTGTCACAACAACTGCTAACGGCTTAATGCTTGCAACTGATAAGGTTAAATTAGACGGTATTGAAGCTGGAGCTAATAACTACACGTTACCTGCTGCTACTACAGCCGTTATGGGCGGTGTTAAGATTGGCGCAAATATCACTAATAACGGCGGTACAATTGCTGTTACTAAAGATAATGTTGTTGCGGCATTAGGATATACTCCGCCTACTTCTGCTACTACAGTAACCAAAACTGAATTTACAGCAAGTAGCGCCAACTGGGGAACATTATCAAACGGCTACTATCCATTTACCTTGGCAGCTTCAGGAAAACACTTCCTTGGTATGTATCGTACTAATGGCAGTACCTACGAGAGTGTTATGGTAGACGTAGTTGAAAGTGGCAGTAATATCATAATCCAAAGTACGGAGAAGTTTGCCGGCTTTGTTCTGACGATTTGAGGTGAGGAAAAATGGGACTTGAAGGAATAGTAACAGTTGAAAAAATAAGAGCTGCAATTAACGCATCACTGTCAGGACTGAGTAATTCTAATGCAACGATTACTATAACAAAGAACGATGGTACAACGAGTACTATTACTATTA